GTCCACCAAGAAGTGTATACAGGTGGAAACCAAGCAAACAAAGGTATAGATCGACCTGTCTTCCAAATCTCTATTTTCACTCAGGGAATGGAAGACGGTTTCACAATCAGTAACCAGATACTACAATCTTTGCATGGCTACACCGGAGTTTTCGGTGGGCCGACATATGGGTTTTGGATTGCCAAGGCGGATGTGTTTTGGCTCTACAATTCCTACGACGACAAAGAAAAGATGGCCCAGGTTTTCTTGGACTGCACACTAGACATCCCAACTTGAAAGGAAAATCATGGCTCTGCCAAATAAAGTTCTGCCTGGGTTTAGTGTGGCAATGTACGCACAACCTGGGGCTTCTCCGACGCCGTTGACCACTGCACAGCTTGCTCTGGTTGCAAGCGTCAGTCCTCTGGCTATTTCCGGTAACTTGATGAACGTCGAGGCAGTGCCTGCGTTCGGTCAAGACGATGCTTCTGCCAACTTCTCTGTTGCAGGTGCTCGACAGTCCGATAAGGTGCCTGTCCAGAGTGCTCCGACCTCGCTCACGATCACTGCCGCGTGGAATCCGACTGACTCGGTTTTGCTGTTGCTTCGTGCTGATGCGTACAACGGTACTGTTGACCGCACGTTCGTGATCTCTGCTACTGAAGGCGCAAACATCGTTTATTACGCCTTCAATGGCCGCGTGTCTCAGTGGCAGATCGATGCTCAACCGGGCGCAGAAGCCAAGGTTATGCTGACGATCCACCCGCGTGGCAACCAATTCGGTTGGTCTAACAACGTCTGAGGTAAATCATGGCACTCCCAAGTAAGGTTCTTCCTGGGTTTACCGCGACCCTATGGGCTCAAAGCGCGGCCACGCCGACCACGCTTTCAACTGCCAACCTGTCTGTCTGGACGGCGCAAGTTGCGGCGATTGTTGGCACTACTGCTGGCGGCACTGGTGCTAACGGTATGGCTATCGCTGTGGAGGCTATCCCAGCTTTTGGGCAAGATGATGCAGTAGTGAACTATTCGGTTGCTGGCGCACGGCAATCGGACAAGATTCCTGCACAAGCGGCCCCTACTAGCCTGACCATCACGGCAGCCTGGAACCCGGCTGACACCGCGTTGATCCAGATTCGCACTGACGCCTACTCTGGAACTGTGGATCGCACCTACGTTATTGCTGCTTACGACGGCACGAACGTGGTGGCCTATGCGTTCAACGGTCGGGCGGCGCAGTGGCAGATCGATGCCCAGCCTGGGGCAGAAGCGAAGGCCACGTTCACGATCCATCCTCGCGGCGGTCAGTTTGGCTGGAGCAACAACTAATGGATGAGATCATCGCTCAGATGGTCGAGTACAAGGGCGACCTCCGGGCGTTTGCTCGGGGGTTCCATGTAGACCAAGAGGAAGTTGAGTTAGCTTTGGAAGAGGCTGAACCCGACACTGCGGAATATATCTGTCTGCAAATCCTGAAACAATGACCACAATACAAAACACGAATGATCTGCTTGGCTTTTTAATTGCTCAAGCAGAGACAAGAAAAGATTGGTTTGGTTTCACTCAGCAAAGGCTTACCGCTGTGAGCCTTGCGCATGAGATTGCAAAGAACCACGCCAACACGATGAGCCCCGAGGAAGTGGTGGACTTCGCGGTTCGTGTCAACGATTCCATCTATCAACACATCATAAAGCCAAGATAATATGAAGCTCTCCCAAGCCTTTGGGGATACGTCATCCCTTCGCATCAAGTCGTTCGTCCTGGCGAACAAGACCTTCAAGGTTCGTGTTCCTCTATCTAAAGAGATGGAGGACATGCAAGCCAGGATTGAAGTAGTAGATGAGGCCAAGTTCCAAACCCGCTACGAGAAGGCTGTAAAGGGCCTACAAGGCGAGGAAAAGGACGGGGACGTATATGTGGATGGTCGGTCCACAAAAGAGCTTGTACGCACCGCTATGCAGGTCGAGAACCGCATTGTCGAGATGTTCCGGCTCTTGGTTCCCATCGAAGGAAATCTTGATGATCTGACCTATGAGCAGATTGAAGAGGAAATGCCCTTCACTGTTCAACTCGAGATGATCAAGGGCATTCAAGAGGCTATCCAGCCTTCCTACGGGGACTCCCGAAAAAACTCTTAAGGGACACTTACTCACAGGCTCGGGCTTACGTCTGGGCTCACGGTGGGTGTCCTGACAACATCCCAGCAGACGACATGCGGAACATCGAGATCATGCTGCATGACGGTTATCTGGGGAACAAGGCTATGCTGTTAGCCTTGAGTGGCTTTGCTACTGGGAACCTAAACGCTAAACTCCGACAAGGGAACAAAGCGTTTGAGATGAAGGATATTCTTCCTTCAACCCATGAGTACATTGTTCCTCCGTTGACGGAAGAGGAACAAAAGGTTGCCGTCAACAACAATCTGATTTCCTTCATGGCTCAGGCCCCAGGCGCGGAGAAGTTGTTTGGCGTACATACCCAATGAGCGAGGGGTCAAGTTAGAGGGATTTGCTGAGTTAGAGCAGCAACTTCGGGACTTGGCTCAAGGCTATCGCGCTGACCTAGTTGCGAGGAACACCCTCGTAAAGGCGGCGCGTAATGCTATGTTGCCGGTGTATCAGCGGGTTGAGCAGACTGCTCCCTATGATGAAAGCAACACCGGACCAATCCACCTCAGAGATACGGTAAAACTAGACGCCAGAATCCCTCACGGTAGGGACAAGATGTCCAAGTACGTCAACGAGACAGACGCGGCTATTGCGGTTGTTTCGGTTAAGAAGAGCGCGGTGTCATTGGCTCAGGAGTTTGGGACTAGCAAAATGCCAAACGGTCATCCTTTTTTAAGACCTGCGTTAGATAGTCAAGTAGAGATAGTTTTAGATGCACTAAAGAGCGAGTTAGCTTACATAATCCCTGCTTACGCGAAGCGACTGAATCGAAGGAAGAAGTAATGGCATCCAGCAACATTGCTCGACTTGGTGTCGTTCTTGGTCTTGATACTGCGTCATTTACTGCTGACGTTGACAAGGCTATTGCTGAGACTAGAAACCTCAAGGCGGCCATTACTAGGGAATCTAATGCTGCGGCTAAAGAGATTGTTGCTCTTAAATACGCCACTGAAGACTATGGCAAAGAGGTTTCCAAGGTAACGCAGATTGAGCGTGAGATTGCCGCAGGTAGATTCAAGAACGCGGCTCCTGCTCTTCAGCAACAGCTTCTTGCCCAGGCTAAGGCTTACGATGAAGTGTCTGCGGCAGGCAAGCGGACGATGGGGGTTCTGTCTGAGCAGCAGAAACTTGCTATCACCTACCAAACTACCGACCTTGTAACTCAGATCGCATCAGGACAAAACGCCATGATCGCTCTGCTCCAGCAGGGTGGTCAGTTGAAGGATCAGTTCGGTGGCGTGGGCAATATGTTCAAAGCCCTTTCTTTAATGATCACCCCGATGAAGGTGGCGATCACAGGGCTTGCTGCTGGCGTTGGTGTTCTTGGTTTTGCTTTTTATCAGGGCGCTAGAGATGCAGCGGAACTCAGAGATCAGTTGATCCTGACAGGCAACTATGCAAACCTAACGCAAAAGACTTTTCTTGATCTCGCTGATTCGGTCAGCACAAAGACCAACTTGTCTATTGGCAAGACCAAAGACATCTTGATGGAGTTGGTCAAGTCTGGAAAGTTCACAGATCAATCTCTAGGTTCTGTCGCCCAAGCTATTGCCAACGTCACCAAGTTGTCTGGTGAAACGGCTACTGAGGTTGCACAGAAACTAATCCCTGCTTTTGATGGCGGCGCGTCCTCTATTAAGTCGCTCAATGACAGGATGCACTTCCTAACACTTGAGCAATACAAGCACATTGTTCTTCTTGATAAGCAAGGCAAAGCTCAAGAGGCCGCCAAGGTTGCTGCTGATGCGCTGAATAAGAAACTTCAAGACCAAGAGCGCCAAGTGGGAACTCTTGAGGGAGCATGGACGAAACTTAAGAATGCGGCTAGTGCAGCTTGGAATGCTTTGCTTAATATCGGTCGGCCACAAACTCTTGAAGATCAACTGGATCAGATAAACCAATTCATCACTGCTGCGGCAAATCAACTTAATAAGGCTAATCCTGACTCTGTTTACTACGGGAAACTGTTGCAGAGCTTTCAGGAGTTTGTAACTAAGAGGCAAACAATCCTTGACAAGATGCAAGCCGGTGAAGAAGCAGCGAAGAAATCACAACAAAACACGCAAGAAATTAACGATGAAGTTAAGTTTGGTGAGAAGCGCCGACAACTTGCTTTTGAGATTGATCAGGCAATAGTGAAAAATCAATATGATCGTCGCAGGATGGCTGCGAATGACATGATGACTATTGAGCTTAATGCTCAAGAAAAGATATTCCTTGCCAGAAACGAAATGGCAAAGAAGAATCAATCAGAAGCTGATGTATTTGCTGAACAAAATGCAAAACTACTTTCTCAACAACTAATTCAAATTGAGCAGGATAAGCAAAAACAATTACGCGACCTTGCAAAGAAGCGTTACGCAGATGAAATGGCCGACCGTCAGAAACTTGCTGATGAGGCCATGAATGATCTTGCTCAAGAGCAATCTCGCAGGGATCAGATTTACAACCAGTTAGTTCAGACGGGTCAAGTAGAAAAGGAAAGCCTTGAGTACGAAATGCAGAAACTGCAACTCAAAGGTTCTCTGATCGGAGCCTCTGACAAAGCACTTCAGATTGCCATGCTGGAGTTGGAAACTCGGAGAAAGATCGCAGAGATCATGGCTAATCCTGATCTCAGCCCTGAGAAGCGTGATCTATTGATCTCCCAGGCTCGCAGGAACCAAGGTATGCAAGAGATGTTCATCTCTATGCAGGACTCTCTGAAGGCCACCCAGCGTGTCTACGATGCCGTGTTCGGGAACATGGAGAAAGCTCTAGAGAACTTCGTTCGTACTGGGAAGCTGTCGTTCAAGGACTTGGCTAGGTCGATCATCCAAGACCTAATACTGATTCAGTTGAAAGCCTCGGCAACGATGCTGTTCAATTCCTTCCTGAGAAACTTTGGGTTCTCATTTGGGTCGGCCAGCGGTGGAACTATTACCGGAGGTTCTGGGCTAAGGCCAAGAGCCTATGGGGGGCCTGTTAATGCAGGAACGTCTTACATGGTTGGAGAGAAAGGTCCAGAGATGTTTGTGCCTCGCACATCTGGGACTATTGTTCCTAATAACGCTCTTTCCTCTACTGGTGGTTCCCAGGTTATTAACAACTACAACATCCAAGCGATTGACGTAAAGAGTTTTGAGGATAGGATCATGGGAAGTAGTACAGCGGTGTGGGCAGCTAATGCCTACGCTAACAAGTCTCTTGCCATTGGAAGAGGACGCGCATAATGTCGTTTCAATCGATAGTCGATATTCAGCAGTCCATGACTGTGAATAACCGACGTACTGTCGGCCAGCAAGTCTCTAGAGGCGGGCAAATCAGGACCGCTCAGTACCTGACAGCGGTGCCTTGGGTGTTTACCATCGTCCCGCATAACTATTTGTACTACCCACAGGTCCGAGATGTTATCCAGACGATTGACAACCTTGACCGTCAAACTGCTGCAAACATCACTTTTTCTAGCAGCAATCTTTCTTGGTTTACTGCTTATCGCGGTGGCCTATCTGGTGCCCAGGCGGCGGCGCTGACTTTGGCTTCTGTGCCTGCGGCTAACGCAACTACGATCTCTATCGGTAACTTGCCTGCTGTAGGAAGCTCTGTAGTCGTCCTGGCGGCGGGGGACTTCATCCAACTAGGGTCTTACGTCTACAAGATCACTGCGGACGTTCTAAGGGGCGGCGCGTCTACTGTGAACGCCACGATCCACCGGCCTGTGATTGGTACACCTTCTACTGGTACGCTGACCGCTGTTGGCTCTGCGGTGAGTTTTCCTGTGTACGCGGAGCAGTGCCCGACATACACTCTGACTCCAATGACCAATGGTGCTTTTGTGAACTGGGACGGTCCTTTTGTGTTTAGGGAGAACGTGGCTCCATGAGTACGACAATGAACGCGCTTTCGAGCGCAAATATAAGACACGCTGAGTTTGTCAGGCTTCAGATTGGCAATCCAGTAAC